TTAAATTACACCAATAGCCCATTTTTCTCTACGAAATAGGTATAATAAGAAGCACGTATGCTTCTAATCTCGTCGATGCTTAGGCGTTCATCAGAATCTTCAGATGCTTGAGAAATCCACTGTTCACATTCATTATGTATTCCCTTCTGTTTTAGTCCAGACTTTATAGCCTTAGCTATTGACATCTGATCTACCTTGGAATTCGGTTCTAGTGAGCACAGTATCTCGAATTTGATCTTCTCTGCTTCTTGTGTCTGCTCTGAGCTTAGGCTTCTCATGTTCTTTTTATCGAATCTTCCAAGAATGATAGGATTGACAGTTCTTGATATCTTGGCTTGAGCTTTCTTAGCCCATAACTCAGTAGTTGCCTTGATAGCTGGTTTGAATGTTCTTCTTTCTCTTGGCATCTCATCAGTAGAGTTTTTAGGTCTTCCGGGCTCTCCGGGAGATGTATTGTCCTCTATCTTTGGCTCTGTAGGTTTCGGTTTTGACCTCATTTCCAGACCAGTCTTTTCATCAGGACTCTTCGGATCAAGCTTAAGTCCTACTTGAGAAGGAGAAGCCACTCCTGTTTGTAAAGCAATCTTCTCTAATGAGAAATCTTTATCTACAGCATGATATGGGCTTACCTTTTCTTGCATCTTACCTTTATCTCTTTTCTTTGTCTCGTTAGCAATTCTCTTTTCTTCGATTCCCGGCTTAGCCTTGATCTGGCGCTGGACAAATTCATCACTAATGATATTTCTATCTGCAAGATTAATCATAAGCTGCATCATGGAAGTTGGGTCATCTAACTGCATGAAGTCAAACTCGACTTGTGCTGGCTGTCTGAAACCCATTGACTTCTGTATTGCTTTTACTTGGTAATTCCAAAATTCAATAAGGATGGATCTTACATAATTAAGTCTCTCGGTTAGAGTTTTAAGAGATATAAAATTATTAGTAGTTCCATTAGCTCCAAATGTTCCAGTTAGTGTTGGAGGTATCCCAAGGCATGAGTAAATAGACATCAGTGTAGGTCTGTACTTTTCTTCTCCTAAGAATCTTTGAACATCTGTTCCAGTCTCAATTAACTCAATATCAGGACCCCAAACAATGTCCATTGTTCCTCCACCCGTGTTTGCCCCTAGTATGCTACCAAGAGCAGATGCTGCAGTAGGTGTTGGTGCAAGCTTGTGATCTAAGCTACCAAGCTTCCAAACTCTAATCTTGTTAACAGCACCATCTAAAGCTGCCTTATCAGCTAACTTAAGTTTTTCGTATAAAATAAGGTCGTCGAAGCAGGCATATGTCATTGGATCTGCCCAAGTCTGCCAATCGTCTTTCTTGTAGAAGTATGTGAATGTTTTTTCGGGAGGAAGCAATATTCCTTTGCCCGCATTACCACTTTCTAACAACTCTTTAGGAATGCTCTTTAGCATTTCCTTCTCTTCGCGACCTCCAGTATTTTTTATTTTGTTTAGATCTCTCTTTAGGTCTTTTGGTATATCCATTCTATAAAGATATTCCCCAGACATAGTTGCTAGAGGTCCACCAACAACATTTAATAACAATGGATCTAAGAATACATACTGCCAAGGAAGCTCACCCTTCCTGAATAGATTCTCTGTAAGATCAGCCTTCATGTCTATTTCTGCTACAGCCTTCTGCATTTCAAGACGCTTGCTTTTATTAAGCTTGGCTGTCTTCATTCTTAGAACGACATTGGCTTCCCTGAAAAGGAGATTGCAGAACCTTTCTGAAACGAAGGAACCTTTAACTCTAGAAAACCAGTCGTTATAGAATCTTTCTATTCTAGGATTAGGGTGAACTAATCTAACTCCTTGGCATGCAAAGTCGCCCATTAAATCAATTGAATTCCTTATAAGGCCTATTTGCCTATAAGATTTTCGAGCAAAGGAGATAATCTCTTTTGACTTAGTGGGGACTTTTTCGCTAGAACGGAAGTAGTCGTAATCACTTTTTTGTAATCCCGGACGACCACTCTGATATGTTGTTATGTTATCATACGAGGTTCTGCTAGCAGATGCAAACTCAGTTATAGAGCTTGTATAGTTGCTAAGGGCAGCAGACCTTCCTTCTTCGTCTTCCCAAGATGCATAGGCTTCTCCATTCTGAAGAGCATATTCTAAATCTTTTTGCTTGCTGCGCGGATATTTCTTATCTACCATTATAAACCTCAATAAGTATTAGCTGGATAACAATGCCTATTGTATTCTACACCAATACTAATTATTTTTCTTTACTACGAAAAAACTGTCAGAGGACAGATTTTGCGCCCATTCTGGGCCTTTATACATAGATCCTCCCGCATTAGGGGCTTGCTGACCAACAACTAGTCCTACATGTTGGTATGTTGGTGCGGGGATCTCTCTCTTAATTGTCCTAGCTATCATATTAGCTATGACTAAAGCACTATAGCGGTCCTTTCTCATTCTTCCTTTTTTACCAGAGCCTAACTTGACTTCTGGAGTATTCCATCTTTCTCTGCCAGCGGTTGTTATACTCATAACGATTGTAGATAGTTCATCCTTTAGCTCTTCTATCTCCATAGCAGCGTCCTCTAATGTATCATAGAGCTTAAGTGCGTCTGAGTTGCCGACCTTTTCTTTCATTTCCTTAAATAATATCTTATCTTTTTCTGAAGTTAGGCTAAGTGTTAGTGTATCGAATCTAGGAAATAACAATACCTTGTCTTCTAAATCTTTTCTCATGCCGTGATTTGCATTTGAAGTCCAAACAGAACTAGCAAAATTTACTAGCTCCAAGCAATGGTCTCCAGCTAAGTCGTCTGTGTCTTTCTTTTTCTTCTCTTCAATAATCGGGTATATAGGCCTCTCTCCGGGCTTTAGCTTATCTAAATCTCTAAGACCTTCTGCTATAGTGAATCCGCCTCCTTGAGAGTCTATGCCAAGCCTAACGCATGGAAAGAGCTTCATAAGGTTTCGTATCTTTCTAGCGCAGAATGAATAATAGTCATGAGAATCTGTCAACCCTACTTTCTTTCGGCCAGCAAAGTCTTTCTTATTGGTGGTCCATGTATAAACCACCCTCTGATGTTCTGGATGTAACTCTAGAACCACAACAGCGAAGTTGTCTTGCTCAGATGCAGGGTCAACTCCAATTACATACTTTTTATCTGGCTGACCTCTTGTAATTGCATCGAAAGGCTGGTCGCACCATTTAGGCCATGAGTCCTTTTCTACATTGCTATCATTGGCTACACAAGAATGTATAAGACTACGCCTAAAGAAGCCTTGGCTGTCTGCTGTGAAGCACGCGCCATATTCCATTTGATATATACCATTGTGCATTGTAGCTCTTGATCTTGCAACCTGTTGGTCATCCATGAAGCCTTCAGGTATAAGCTCATAAGGCATTCTTATGATTGAGAAGGATGTCCAATCGAGCCTTTTCATGTAATCAGGTATATCTTCTTCGTCTTCCTCATTCTCAGCAGCAACCTTTTTAAAATCTCCACGATTAAGTATTGTGGATTTATATTTCTTCCAATACTCTGCATATGGTTCAAAGTCATAGCCTGCTGTTCCAGCTATAATCGACTGGTTTGTTTTTCTATCTTTGTACGTTTCCTCAGATCTGTCAGACCAGACGCCCTCGCTTTGCATCTTCTTTCTTCTGGCAGCTTCTTTGACGTTCTGGGTAGGGTTGCTGGATACTGCAGCAAAACCAGCTACAACTGTTTCATAAATATGAGTAGGGATAGAATTGAATTCATCAGCAATAATTGTATGAGCACGCAAACCTCTAATCTTATTCCCGTCACCAAGTGGCACAGCCATAGCCCAGCTATCATTGACCTTCATTGTGCATCGGTCAACATCTCTTCTTGGTCCGCTGGCATCAGAACATATACTTTGTAAGATAGGAGCGTTTCTCCATATGGTATCCATATATTCGAAGATAACTTTAGATTGACGGAACGCAGCACCTACAATGACTATCTTTGTGCCGGGTATGAGAGTGCATTTCAAAATGCAGTATACCGCTAACAAGAACGATTTACCAAAACCACGAGATGCTATATACATCGGGAATGGTCTTCTCCACAGCTCTCTTAGTACACAGGTTTGAACCGGAAGAAGATCTATCCCCATTAGGGTCTTGACTGTCCAGTGGAAATAGTCTGGATCTCTCATCTTCTTCAAGATGTGCAGATGGAAGTCGCTTTTTTCTTGGTCTGTCAATCCTGACAGCGGTGTTTTTGCTTGCTTTAGGTCTTCATTAGTCAATCCGAGCCAAGCATTCTCATATGCGTTGACATCAATTGTAAAGTTCATATACTTTTCTCATTATATAAAATGCTGTTTCTTCTGCTCTGATCTTATCTCCACAAGCTATGACGTGAATGCCATGCTCAAGCCTAGCAGTTGAAATAACCCTATTCATGTACTTGCCCTTTATTCTTATCTGATTCCATTTACTCTGTGGGACAGAAGATCCTACAGGGTATCTTTCAATGTCTGCCCAACCAAATTCAAAAATCAGAAATGCAAAGGGAAATGTAGCCATCTTCTTAAGTTCCGCGTGAAATCTTTTTTCACTACAGTTTCCTGCGAACTCAGAGACGCTTTCCTTTCTTTCAATACACAGAACGTGCTCCATACCCTCTATTGCATAATCGCCTATGTCTACCTTAGCAACAGTAGTTCCTGAACAGTAGGCATTTTCATCATACCACCATCCGTGACCCTTCTTCTCTCTTGTGTCTTTTATTATGTGGAACTTATTTTCTTTCGTCATCTTCTTTCTTCTTTTTTAATCTCTGTATTGCTTGATGTTCCAGTAGTTTATAGAAAAATGATTCGTAGACTTCTTCGTTGCCCTTTGTCGTGTCGTGGCACTTTTTACAAAGAGTTATTCCATTGCTAACATCATATCTCATAGATGGATGACTAGCCCATTTCTTGATATGGTGGACATGTAGATTTTTCTTAGAGTCGCATCCCGGATACATACACTTGTTGCCGTCTCTAGAACGAACCTGCTTACGAAAATTGGCATAAGCAGGATCATTATAGTTTCTAGAGCTAGGACGTGTATAGTTCTTTTTGTACCTTCTCTTTTTCGGCATCAATGTCGCTTTCTAGCATTCTATGTACAAGCTGTTCAAAGGAGACATT